TGTTGAACTGACGGGCGTCAACCTTCAGCGCAACTAAAGCCGTATTTGGGTAAGCAAACTTCTCGTCAATGATCTCAACCAACGCTTGCCAATTGATTGAGTTCTGCACATAGATAGAACTGCTGTCTGCCGTTACCCGGGAGACACGGATAGTCCAAGGCCCCGTTCCAGGTAAGTCAAATTCATACGCTCTTTGAAACTCGCTGTCTGATTTGCCTGTGACCGTCGCAAAAGCTGCTTCACTGTATGGACCGCCGTTTGAACTAACCTCAATGCGGTATTGAACAGTCGTTCCGCTTATATCGCCGTTATTCGGGTTTTGAGATTGAAGAGATGGGTGGGAAATAATAACGCGACACCGTTCCACGTCGGTATCCGTAATCGATCGGGTGATCGCACCTGTTGCTTGAGTGATGGCGACGTTTACGCCAACAGTGTTCTCAGTAGTGCTAAACCCTTCAATTGGCGTCTGTGTTTCGTCTTCGCCTAAGCGCGAGTCAAGTTCATAGCCTGAAAAGTTTGTCGTCCCATCGGGGTTTTTGATTGGAACGCTGTCGAGATAAACGTCCTTTTCAATTTCGTTAGGGAAACCCTCGACGACTCCTTCGCTGATTGCATAAACGGTTTTTGCAAACGCAACTGAAAATAAATTGTCAGCAGCAATGACTGGCTGACGAGTTGGAGCAATGACAGTAACGTTTTGCTCAACCTTGCTTTTGCCGCCACCGCCGCCACCGCCAGCACCACGAACCTCAGGGCTCTTGTTCTTGTTGAGGTCGTCCATCACAGTTGATTCTGGAGTTCAAGGCCAAAGGAAAGAATCGGCAGATTGCCGAGGATGCGCTCGCCGTAAAGGACGGGGACGACTTCCCCCTGCATCGTATTGGCGTTCGACTTGTCAAACGTAAACGCATTTTTCTGTTGCTCAACATCGCGGCCAGATGAAGCCGCTCCACCAATGCCTTTTACCGTTGGCATCTTTGGTGTTGGTGTTAGCAGCTCCGCTACACCGCCAAAAATCATTGCAGTACCAATCGCACCAATTGAGAAAGCTGTATTGAAACCAAACCCTAAACCCAATCCAAAAACACCTGCACCTGCAGTAACAACGGCAAAAGCAACAAGCGCAACACCCGCAATAATTTTTCCCACCGCACCTCGGCCAGCAGGTTGAGGCGCCACAATCATTCTTTTGCTCATGGGCCAGAGCAGTTGATCCTCATCCAAACCGTCAGGATGTTCAGTTACGACACGCCAGTTAATTCCCTTTTCTCCTGACTCCAATAGGTACTGACGCATCTCAGGAATTTGCAAGCACAAGGCACGCATTGCCTCGGCAGGCGTCTTCACAGCAAGCTGAAACTCACGACCAAAACGGCGACCCAGCTCACCAAGCAACTTGATCGTGACCATTAGCCCTCTCGCCGCACAACCATATATGTATTATCGCGGAAATAACCGCTGTAGGACATCACCTGAGACTCTCGCTCCACCAAGTGTTGATAGATCAGGTTTTTGGCGGGATCTTCAATCACAGCAACGTGGTTGCAGGTGTGCTGGTTGCGGATGCGAAACATCAACACGTCACCGCGTTGTAGTTCACTGCTTTTGGGAATCTCTACAAAGCCTTCGGCGGCAAAGTTATCCTCAAAATGTGTGAAGCCCCGCTGGTTCCATTCGCCCTCGTAAAGCCGCTCATAATCTCGCATTTCGACGCCCATTTGCTGGGAGTACCAATCTCGAACTGCGGAGTAACAGTCGTAGCCCCCGTAAATCCAAGGGCGTTTCACCAGGCCGGTTGATTGCCGTGGGTCGTAATAAAACAGCTCTGATCCGGCGCAATTCCAGATCACGTAAGGAAGGTTCAGAGTCTTAGATGCGTTGACATCAGCAAAACTCACCGCTCCAAAATCACGGTGGCTATGCCAAGACGCAGTTGCGTCGTCAAGGTACTGAGCTGTTTCGGATGCGCTGATAACAAACGTGTCTGGCTCGGTCGAGGTGTTGGTGCATTCGACGACCGTTCCATTCGCAAGGATGAATCCGCAAGCCTCTGCTGGGTATGCAGCCTCTGCGTAACTGCGGATTGCTGCTTGCTGCTGGCTTGTGACCGGAATTGAGAACGTGGACAGCATGATCAACCCAGAGAATCAACGAGACCAGGGAACCCGCCAAAAGGAATCCGCGCTCCATCTCCAAAGCGTAGTTGGCAGCTACTCAAACGTTTTCCGCAAACATCATTATCGACACTGGCAACTGATTGATCATTCGCGTCGAAATAATTGGAACCGCTGTAATGGCAGCCCACATCACTTTTGTAAACCCACTGGCACTGTTCACGCAGCAGACGACGCCCAGGCAATGAACGACCCTCAAGGTCAAACGGGATTGCAAGCTGGAACGAAACTGAAAGCTTGGTTTCGTTGCTTTTCTGCTCAACGATCCACTCGTCTGGTCCCCAATAAGCATCGGGATCCGCACCAGGAGCGCTGTCGATGTAGGTGGTCAACGTCCGAATACGTTGGACAGTCGCTCCAACCATGTCCTCATAGGTGTTGGTTAGAGCTGTGATCGCCAAACCGACGTTGGCAAAGGTGAGAGTGGGACGTGCCAGTTGACCTTTAGTGTTCAGCTCAAAGCCACTGGCCTCAAGAGGTAAAGCGGTATAAGTGTTGCCTTGGTAAACAATGTCGGTGCCGTTGACTTGTGACCAATTGCAAAAACGATAAATAGCCTGGTCGGTCGATCCAGCGGGGAGAAGCGTGGTGATGTCGAGGGTAAACAGGTCGATGACCTGCGGCATCTGCGTTTTAAGCGTCTGCGCGTTAGGAGGTGTTTGCGTCATACGTACACCTGAACTAATTCAAAGCTCATGCTGGCATGGCCGGTGAAAGCTGGTTTGATTTGCCAGCCGTCGCCTAGCAAGTAGGTCTTGGGATCCAAAGTGATCGAGACCTCGATAACCGTTCCATTCGGAATCGTCACAGAGGTAAGCAGCCCTGTAGCCAAGTTGATGGTGTAGTCAGTGGGACGGGTGTAGCCGGTGACCGTGATGGTGGAGATGTTGGTGTAACCCAGGTTGAGTTCGCCGGATGCAATCGGGCGGGCAAAGTCTTTTTGGTTGTTGGGTGGAGTCCAAGTAATGGTTTGACCTTTTAGGGAAAGGAGGTAGCTCTCGATTGAATAGATCTCCTCTAAGGGCATGACGACGGTTTCGCATGACCACGTTTCAGAATCTGTGTTGAGGCCATCGGTCAACACCTGGGTATAACCGTCCCCGAACTGAGCGCGTTGGATTCGTTGGGTTACTTTGCGGCTGGTCGAGAAGCTAAGTGGGATGTCGTTGAAATTGATGTAGCGCATCACAACATCCCTCCGCTGCGACGTTCATTAGCAAGTGTACTCAGGACAATGCCTTGCACCTGACCAGCGATTTGCTTCTGTGCTGCAGGACTGAGTGAGTCGCCGCTGTTCTCAACAGAGATGTTGATGCTGCCAACAGTTACGCCGCCGCCCATTTTGTCGTTGGGGACAATAGTGCCGCTGGCGCGTGGGACGAACAACTCGGGGCCGCGCTCGCCGACGATATAGGGCGATCCACCGGAAACCGGGCCGCCGTTTGCTCTTTTGGGGAGAATCGTGGAGTCCAGTAGAGGGAATCCAGCCCCAGCTCCAGAACTAGACAAATTACCGAAGCCTGCAAGGTTGAAATCGCCTGCACCCGTTCCGCCAACGGCAAACATGCGGGCGATGCCGATTGCGATGTACTGCGCGATCATCTGCTGGGCCGTCTTGATCAGCATGTCGGCCAGGCTGTTCAGGAAATCAGCGAAGACTTGCTCGGCGGTTCTAGTGCCGGACACCATATCCGCAAAGCCGGTAGTAACCAGCGCACTTGTGATCTGCGCGGCTTGGCCCACTTCCTTGTATTTTTCGAGGAACTTGTTGAGGGCTTCCTCTTCTCGCCCAAACAAGTCTGAGCCAATTCCAGCCTCAAACCCAGGCGTCTTGCTTGGGTCACCTGTAAAGAAGACCGTCTTTTCAAGGTCTGCTCCCCTTAAACCTGCAAGCCTCAAACTGGCGTTTACTTGTGCCTCCAAAATCGCAAGTTTTTCTCGCTCTTGGACTAATTCGTTTGCTTTTGTTCTCTGAACTTCGTCTAGGAGTTCATTAATCCTTGTTTGAGTTGTTTCTTTTGCGTAAGCAATGTTCAGTAGCTCTCGCTCCAGTGGAGTGCTGGCTTCTTTTAAAGCAACATCGCGCTCTAGCTGACGAATAAGTGCAGCGCCGGTTTTCTGTGAGCGTTCCAAGCGTTCTTTTTCACGCTTGCTAAGACGCTCGGCTGCTTTAGCCGCTCTGTCTGCGGCTGTTTGTGCTCTTTTATCGGCAGTTTCTTGTTGCTTGTTACGTGCAGCCTGTAGTTCAGCAAGTTCTCGTACTCGCTTTGCTTCAAGTGCATCTAAATTTGCTTTGGTGAAAGCGCCCCTTGCGATTAAATCTTGGACAGCTTTTCTTTGCCTATCGTAAATAAGTTGCTCTCTAGTTTTATAGACACTTGCATCTAGCAACTCATTTCTTTTTCCAGCTATAGTGGTTAGCTGTTTTTCTATACCTAAACTTATACGCGCAGATTTCGAACGTGCCACGCCTTGCTCTTCGGCGCGTTGCTGCTCAAGAGATAAAGGAGGTCTTGCGCCCGGTGTAACGCCGCCAAGACCGAGAAGTTTTAAGGATTCTCCGGTGCTAGCAAATCCTATCCCTAAAGGACTTG